GTCAAAGCGCAGCATCGTGCCGTTATTGACAATCAGCTCCTCGCGCATCGACTCAATACTGCCACCGAAGATGCGCTGAGCGTCGAGGCCCGTCAGGGCGGTGTCGAGGGACCAAGCGCTTGTGACATAGCGAGGCGTGCCGGATGTGAGCGCCTCCAGCGCATCGCCATCAAGCCAACGGGTATTCACTGCCACGTCTCGATAGACGCCGCTCACGCCGCTGCCAATACTAATTGACGCGGGTATCGTGCCAACGGGCTCGACGTAGCCGAATTCGGCCACCACAACCCCATTAACAGCTACTCTCGCAAGTGACCCATCGCCAGTCCACGCGATACGCGCGAGCGTGTTGTAGGCCAGCGTAGCTCCAGTATTGTATGAGTACGTGGTGCCACCGCTAATAATCACTGCGCTCAGCACGCCGTTGGCGTTGGTCTGTAAACGGTACAGGTTGTTGGCGTCGATTTGTAGTTGCCAAAGCGTGTTAGTGGCCGATGGCAGTCCTGGCGTTTCCCGCGTGACGGAAAGGCAAGCTGTCCAGGATCCGGAGGCCCAACCCGTTGATGGTATGGTCAGCGCCTCAGCGATGCGGGTAAAAGCTGTCGCGCCTGATTCAGCGTACGACGTGCGATAGCCCAGTAGTTCGAGCTGGTAGCCAGCCACGCGGAAGCCACGCGACGAGTTCTGGGTATACTTGACGACGCCATTGTTTGCGTTCGCCGCGCTTGTTGCGGCACGTGTTATCGAGACGCGGTAAAGCGTCCCAGAAACCAGCTCGACCACGCAATTGGTCAGTGTCGAGACGATGCCGCCGTGATTCACAATCGTGAAGTCAGCCGCCGCCGTCTGAGCGCCTGGCACCGGAACGCCACCGTCATCCATCTGGACGTACACCGAAAAAGTGTAGGTCACCCCAACCGCGTGGGTGTACCCCTTGTAGGCAAATCGCACTGCACTATTGTCGCCGTATTGCACGGACGAGGAAAAGTTAGTCAGCGGCGTGACCGCTTGCGTTACGTTGCCGGTGCTATACGTTGCGAGCAAGCCGTCAGTGTTAGTGAGGCGATTAGTCGTTGTCTCCTCGACCCAGACACCGCTCTGGTATCGAGGCGCGTTAGCGATATAGTCCACGCCATCAAGCGTCGCGGCACTCGAACGCGTGAAAGTTGCGCTTGTCCCGCTAATTGTGGTGCCAGCGTCGGTGATTACAACCGGCTGACCGATAACAGGGCGGTATGATCCGAGCAACTCGCAACTGGCTTGGTCGCGGCTGTTCAGGCGTGACGATACGGACAAGCTGCCAGCTGCTAGGATAGATGTGCGGTCAACGCCGCCGAGGTAAAGATTAATCATCTAACGCCCGCCGTCTTGATTTCATTGACGATGAGCGCACCGAGCGCCTGGGCGTCATCGCGTGTCCATTTTCCGGTGCCTGTGTAGTACAGATTGAAAGTGACTGGTTCGCCCATCGGACGTTGCTGTGACGCAGCGACTGATCCGGTGGCGGCAGTGTATGGCGTGACCTCGGGCGATGCTATTGATTGCAGCTTGTATGATTTTGCGTTAATTTCAGCAAGCATCGACTTGCGCTCAGCTTCTTTTTTGGCGGTTAAGCTTTTCGCATCGGCCTCGTTACCAGCGTCAAGAGCTTTTTGAATCAATCCATTGTAGCCGCGCAAGTATTCATCTTGCTGCGCGTTCAGTGTTTTCGCTGGCTCAGCCATTGTCTCAAGCGCAGCGGACGCCTTTTCTGCGCTATCCGCTAACGGCTTTATGGCCTCTTGAGTTTTTGATTGCGCAATCGCTTGATTGCCCGCCATCATCTTTTTGATTTCCTCGATAGGGTTTGTAACTTCCCAAGCCTGCATTGGTGGTGCCGCCGCAAACTCCGCTTGGAGCTTGACCATATCATCTTCAAGGCCCTTAGACCAACCCAACTCAACCGGCTTGAATTCAATCATATCGAACCTGCCGATTTCCGCCATGTTGCCACCGAGGGCGTTGATGCCGCGGATTGCCGCGTTTACGACGTCGATGATTATGTTAGCGCCCATCCGCATCGTGTTGACGAGGCCAGTCCAGGCGGCGCCGATGGTATTAATGACGCCTTCGACAATGAACTCACCGACTTTAGACAATCCGAGCCCGAGCCCTGTAAAGGCAATCTTTACGGCTGTGAACACCTTTGGCCATCCACCAAAGGCTTTGACGGCATCGTGAACGGCCCAGATTAGAAGGCCGATGCCGAGAGTGATGAGCGTGATGGGTGCAGTGGCGATGCTGACAATCGACCCGACCAAGCTGGTGATGCTTCCGAAAGATGTGAACACGTCGCCAGCCGTTTTGATTGCGTTAGACCAAGTATTAAAAAGTCCAATGCCCTCCGTTACCTTGGTCAGCACGAGTGCGAGCGGAGAGTCTGACCCACCGAAGAAGCCAATCGTACCGGATACAGCGCCGACGATGCCACCTATGGCCCCTAAAGCGGTACCGAGGTCAACTGTTTTTTGGGCTGTCGTTGCTTGCGAAGTTCCTAGCTCGTCATACTTTTTGCGCAGCAAGGCGACCGCCGCATCATTCGGTTGCAGTCCATCAGTCAGTAGTGTGTTAATGGCGTCCTGAAGGATGCGCTGTTTCTCAGCCGTCTTGTCCGCCGTGTCATTCCAGTATTGTGATTGCAGGTCGATGTCGCTGATTTTCTTGGTTGCATCCGCCACTGTGTTGGTTATTTCCTCGTGACGCTTAGCAACTGCCTCCATATCTTGCTGCTCGCGCAACGCACGCAGGTAGGTCGTGGCCATCCCGATAGCCTTTGGCAGTGCAATGAAAATGGCTTTGAAGCTATCAGCGAAATCGTCGTGCTTATCCTTGACGTGCTTTAGCGCCTTGGCATGTTCCCCCGCTGCCTTGCCGCCCTTTGCGTGACCTTCTGCCACAGCCTTGCCCATATCACCAGCAACAGCGCCAACGCTCTTTAGTGATGATGTCATCTTTGCGGTCGAGCCAGTTATGGCACTCATTACGCTATTTAGTGCGCCATTTATGTCACCACCTATACTCCCATATACTGAAACCATATTGGATTTAGCATCAAGCGCTAAGCTGCTAACGTACTTCAGCGCAGTGCCTGCACCCTCCTTTAGCTCTTTGAACGCTGAGCCAGCGCCTGGTATCTCGAAAGAAACCGATGGCATCTTGAAAGATAGCCCGCCAAGCGCGCTCTTGACGCTTTCCGGCAACGCGTCAAATAGCGTTTTGAACGCGCCTGCCACCGGGTCAATGAAGAAGCTAATGAAGTTTTTGTAGCCAGATTTAAAGCTATCGGTGACCACGGTGAACGCCTTGGCAATAGTGCTGGTGATGGCGTTCCATGCGACGCGTACCGCGTCTTTCATCGCTGACCAAGCATCGACAAACACGCCTGCAACATAATCCCAGTTCTTGATAAACGGGTACGCGGCAAACGCAATCGCCGCAGTGGTCGCGATAACCGGCGCCATAGAAACAACCATCGCCACCGCCGCCCTAGCGTACTGAGCGCCCATCGCAACGGCAAGGCGACCGACATTAATGATTTGTGGTGCGAGGCTTGATGCCATCGCAGCCCCTAGGCCCACGACCAAAGCTTTAGCGCCAGGCCCAAAGGCGCGGTTAATCAGTCCGATGATGTCACCCTTGGTGATGGCATCGCTGATTGCGTAAGCGCCATCCGCAACCGCGCCTAGGGCCGCCGTGAACATCGGAACTTTTGCGCTTAGCATCGCCTCGGCAATCGAATCGACGGCATTTTTTGCCCTATCGAGCGCGCCTGCGAATGTAGCGCCAGCCGCTTCGGCAGAACCTCCAAACTCTTTACGCAGCTCAGCCAAGATGATGCGCTGAGCGCCCATCAGATTGCCCGATTCTTGCAGCGCCTTGATTTGTTCTTTTTGCGCGTCGGTGAAGGTGACGCCCACGCGAGTTAATGCAGAGACCCCTTGTGTTGGGTCGTTTAGCGCCTTGCCTAGTTGGATTGCAGCACCGCTTGCATCGCCACCCATCGCCGTGGCGAGGTCGGCCATGATCCGTGTTGACTGAGTGAAAATGTCGTTACCAGCTCCTGCCGCGTCCTTGATGTTAGTGAACGTCAGGAGCAGGTTTTGACCCTTCTGGATGCTCTCCGCCTCGATGCCGGTCTTTCGTTCGAGCGCGTCAGCGAGCGCCGCCACCTGGTCAGCCGTGACGCCAGCCGCGCCGCCCGTTGACTTGATGACCGCTGCCGTCTGGCCCGCAATCTTGTCAACCTCGGCGAGTGCGTGGATGGCGTCGGTCACGCTTGTCGTGATGGCACCGAAAGCGCGTGATGCTAGGTCAGCGCCGAAGCCACCAAGAAACGCGCCCTTTAATATATCGCCGAAGCCACTGACTGTTTTGGTTGCTTCCCGTATCCCGGCATCGAGGCCAGAGATATCAGCGCCAATCTTAACAGTCAGTTGCTCAGCCACTATTATCGCCGTCCCTTCGCCTTAGCAGCCTTCGCAGCCTTATCCTCGGCCTCGGCTTTTAACGCGTAGTATGCCACCCAATCAGTGTATTCCGCAACGCTTATGCGCCTGCGCAGGTCAGCACGGGTCATCTTCAGTTCGCGGGCGAGATGCAGTTCAAACCACGCATCAGTATCCCGCGCTAGTCTTTTTTTGCTGCACTCACGTCCGTCTGGAGCACGCGCCCGATGGCCTCGTAAACGCGATTCAACGCCGCCATTGACTTGTCACGCAGGGAGTCCAGGTGTTCCTCGCTGAATTGAGGCTCGACGACGCAGGCCAAGAAAAGCTGCTCTGAGAACTTAGCCTCATCCTTTTGTGTGGTCGGCTGTTGACCTGGGCCTGTTGGCGGCACCACGATTTCCGATGCCTTATTGATGCGCTCGAACGCGGCACGGCTCAAGCCACGCACTTTTACTTCACCGCCCCACTCAGGCACGGCCACGACCTCGCACGGGATGTCGTCTGCGTTCAGGATCTGGTCGATTGATAGGATTGCCATCTGTCCCCCTAAAATACTAAACCGGGCGACCATTGCCGCTCCGGTTCAGTATAGCACACCGTCAGTTCCGATGACTTGTGCTGGATTAGTACGTGCCGCGTGTCACCGCGCCCGTGACCTGGGCCTCGGCTGCGAAAGTAACGACATCACCCACCGCGCCCGTGACCTGGTACGATTTCAACAAACACTCTCCGGTGTACTTGACGTTCGTCGAAGTTGAACCGGCCGGGCCGTATTGGAAGCTGACACTTGCCGACTGGCCAAGGATTGGCGCGAGGATAGCATCAAGTGCCGCATCCCACTTGCCGCTGAAGGACACGGTGGAGTCCTTGAGGCCGACGATGTAGTCCTTGTTCGAGTCGCCGAAGGTGGTGGTCTCCGCCGTCTCGACGGTTTGTGGGAAGTCAACGCTATCGCAATACAGCGAGATGTCCGTCAGCGTGCCGCCTGAGTTGTCAATTCTGAAGTCAGTTGATTTGCCGTGAACGAAAGGCATTTGTTATGTCTCCTTATTTGCGTGCCGCTGTCACGGCCACGGTGCGCGCCCCAGATAGACCAGTCCAGCTTGCTCGAAGGTAACGGTTGATTGTGCCAGAGGCCACGGAGTGCTGGCTTCCGGTGGCCGCGACAGTCGAAAATGTGATGACGTCAGTGAAGGTCACATTATCCGTGCTGTGCTGCACCTTGACGACAAGCGAGGCCGCGGCATTCGAGCTAACGTGTAAGTTAGCCACCAAGCCGTTGGCGCTAGAAGCGGTGTTATCAACAGCCGTGTAGTTCTTGCTAGTGCCACTATATGACGCGAGGTCTGCCAGTACCACGCCGCGATACGCGCCGCTTGCCCCGGACCCATCAACCTGAAACTCAGCACTCACCGCCACGGCGTCACCGACCGCGCTTGTGACCTGATATGACGTGCCCATCGCCTGACAAACGAGCGCCCGGTTGCCAATCGTGCCAGCGCCTGATTCTGCAATCGAGACCACGGAAGCGGTTGCGCCACCGAGGGCGGTTGTCATCACTTCATCAACAGCGTTTGCCGCGCCATCAAAAAAGCCGCCCACGCTGACCGTTCCGTCACGCAGGCCGACCACGTACGATTTGGCGCTTGAACCGAAACAAGTCGTCTCTGCCGTCTCGACGCTGATTGTTTGGTCGGCGGCGTTCAGAAAGGCGCTCAGGTCGTAGGCGTTCAGTAGAACCGATGTACCCTTGCCGTGAATAAATGCCATCGCTTAGCCCTCCGCTTCCGGTGCAGCTTCAAGCGGCTTGATTGCGCCCTGCTCAAGCAGCCAGGATACTGATTGCGTGGGAATGTCATCCGCCACGTCGCCCGGCTCGCGGCGCTTCGACCCATAATTCATTCCAACCAACACCACAAACTTACTCACGCCACCACCTCCACGTTAAACTCGATTCCAAGATACTGTACACCCGCCACTTCATAGACTCCATAACCCTGCGCATAAACGACCCGTGATGAGTGTGCCACGGATCCGAGGGTCGGGTCGAGGTCAACCGCTGCACGCACTGACTCGACACCATCAGCTGACACGAAAGCGTCCAGCTTGTTCTGGGCGTCATCCTCTTGCACGTCGCACGCATAGACGCGGACGGGTATCACGGTGCGCACAACGGGCGACCTGAAGGCATAATCGTATTCCACCGTCGATGGTAGCCCGATGACGGCACACGGCACCATTAGGGAGTCAGGCACCGTGTCGTAGACGTTCAAACTAGTGATAAGGCGGATTTGATTTCCAAGACCCTCGCGCACTGACTGGATGCTTGCCATGTCACAGCTCCATTTGTCGCACCGCGGCGCGAATAATGGACAAGAATCTACCCGTGTTATCTTCGAGCATCCCGCGCAGATAGCGGCGAGGCCGTAGGCCACCCCTGCGAGATATAGCCTTGGCAACCGCGTATGGATTCACCAACGCCCTGCGCACCGGCCCCCAGTCACCAAGCTGCCCACCAGAAACAACGTGACGCCTGCGAGGCCAGTTCGGATGGTCGTGCATCAATCCTGTGCCGTACTCCATATACTGCGCATAATCCATTTCGCGCGCACCCCCGATGACACCAATGTCAACGCTCAGCATTAGGGGCTGGTCATCAACCTTATGCGTGATGGACGCACGGAGGCGACCGAAGTCAACTGGTGCGCGGCGCTTGCTATCTGTCTCGCCAATCATTCCGACCTTGACCATCGCTTGACGCAAAGGCTCGCGTGCGAAGCGGTCATCCTTAAGGCGGCGGATAAGCGCGGCTGCATCGACATCCATGTTGATGCTAGCAGGCATAGACGGCCATCCTGCGATATGGCGATAACAGCATCGACACCTCGGGGTCTTTCGATGCAATGCGCGTGTAGCCTAGTTCGGGAGTCCC